ATGTCGATTTCTGGTATTTATCAAATGGAAGATGATGGGGTAATAAACCCTGATACAATCAATCTCGTTCCAGGAACTATAATTCCTAAAGCTATGGGATCTGCTGGATTACAACCTATACAAGCTGCTGGTCGTTTCGATGTTGCTCAACTTGTTTTGGGCGATCTTAGGTTAAATATTAAACGTGCTTTGTATAATGATATGCTTGGTAATCCTGACAAAACGCCAGCTACAGCTACAGAAATAGCTGAGCGTATGGCTGATTTATCAAGAAGAATGGGCGCATCTTTTGGTAGATTACAAGCTGAGCTTGTTCAGCCGCTTCTTCAGCGTGTGGTTTATATTCTAAAGAAACAAGGGCGCATTGAAATCCCAACAGTTAATGGAAGAGAAATAAAGGTTAGGTCTGTCTCTCCACTTGCACAAGCACAATCTAATCAAGATATTTCTGTAGTATCACGCTTTCTCGAAATGATTGGTAACGGCTTTGGTCCAGAGATGTTACAGCTTTTGATTGATGGAGAGCAGACCGCTATTTACTTAGCTAAGAAGTTTGGTGTTCCAGAAAGCTTGATTCGAGATGAAGAACAGCGTAAACAGATTGCGGAAGCCGCGCAGCAATTAGCGCAACAACAGGCAATGCAGCAGGGAATGATGCCAGTTGAGCAACAAGGTTAACATTGGGATAGATGGCATTCAGCGTAAATCTGAACGTGATGTTGAGATTAGTAAGAATGTTGCACAAGTATTTTCCAGCCCGACAGGTCAGGAAGTTCTGAAGTATTTTAGATCTATTACTATTGAAATGGTTAATGGACCTAATGTTTCTACAGAAGAACTTCGACACATCGAAGGGCAAAGATACCTAGTAGGTTTGATTGAACACCGCATTGCCCATGCAAATAGGAGTAAACAATGAGTGAAGAAGATGCAGCAGTAGAAGCAGCAGCCGAAGATGGTCGTGATTTTGTAACCCAAGAAGATGTTGAGAAAGTAGAACAAGCATCTGAAAAACCTGAATGGTTGCCAGAAAAATATAAAACTGGTGAGGATCTAGCTAAAGCTTATAAAGAGCTTGAGTCTAAGCTTGGAGCTAAAGATGAGGATCTTAGAAACCAACTTATAGAAGAGATACAAGCAGAAGCTTTTGCTGATAGGCCAGAAACTGCTGGTGATTATCAGCTTCCAGATATTATTAATGAAGAAGAAGCTGTTGATAATGATCTTCTTAGATGGTGGTCAGAACATTCTTTTAACAATGGTTTTTCTCAAGAAGAGTTTGAAGAAGGAATTAGGATATACTCTGAGTCTGTTCTTGGTTCTCAGCCTAGCTATGAGGATGAAGTCGCAAAGCTTGGTGATAATGCTGAGGCTAGAATAGATGCAGCATCATTATGGGCTAATAAGTTTTTTCCTGAATCAGCATTGCCAGCTATAGAAAAGATGTGTGAAAGTCATGAGGGAATTATTGCTCTTGAGACTATGATGGCAAATATGAAGGATGGATCGTTTGCTGGAGATACAGCATCAGCATCTGAACTTAATGAAGCTGATCTTCGAAAGATGATGGATGATCCAAAGTATTGGAAAGATCGTGACCCAAACATACACAAGCAAGTTGCTGAAGGATTCAAAAGAATTTACAGAAGCTAAGATTTTACAGAGGGGTGAGTATTATCTTACCCCTTTTACTTTAGATCATATTGATGAAGTTATCGAAGGTCTAACAAAAGAAAATGTAAAAGAGCTTGTTTTATTAGGTTATACTGATATTCGGAAAGCTCTTATTGATATGCATAAAAGCTCAGAATGTTATTTGTGCAGAAAAAATAATGACACTTTTATAATGATTGGTGGTCTTTGGTTTGCTGAAGATCAAGAATGTCCTCAAATGTTTGCAATGTTTTCTGATAAAATTAAAGAGAACTTTACTGCTATGGCTAGAGGATCTGTAATGTTTGTTAACTATTTTGATCAGTTTCATAGTGGTTTATCTATGACAATACTTAAAGAATATGAGTTTATTTTGGATTGGGCATCATGGTTAGGCTTCGAAGCTGTTGGTATAACATCTAACAATGAAATCGAATATGTTGAATTTGTGCGTTGCAATCCAAATGAAAAAGATGTTTATGATGGCACATTGCAGCCCGTAATACACTAAGAGGCCCGATAGGATACCCTTGTTGATGTGATAAAGCGGACACCTGTTAGTAACCGTAACTTCAATAAGGAACTAATAAATGGCTAATACAATAGATACAGCCTTTATCAAACAGTTCGAAACAGAAGTTCACATGGCATATCAGCGTATGGGTTCTAAGCTACGGAACACAGTGCGGACTGCTAATGTAACTGGATCAACTGTTAGATTTCAAAAGATTGGTACTGCGGAAGCAACTACTAAATCTCGTAATGGTAATGTAACTCCTATGGAACTTGCACATACCAATGTAGAAGCAACTATGGCTGACTTCTACGCTGCTGAGTACATCGACAAGTTAGATGAACTCAAAATCAACATCAACGAGCGTCAAGCTGTAGCACAATCTGCTGCTGCTGCTCTAGGTCGTAAGACTGATAGCTTACTAATTACAGCTATGGATGCTGGTGCTAACTCAACTCAAATCCACGATACAAGTTCTGCTGTTGAAAAAGCAGATCTACTATCTGTATTTGAAACATTTGGAACAGCTAACATTCCTGAAGATGGACAGCGTTATATTGCTATGCATCCAAAAGGTTTTGCTGATCTGTTCTTAATTACAGAGTTTGCATCATCTGACTTCGTTGGTGATCAAAACTTACCTTTTGCTGGTGGTATGACAATGAAAGAGTTCTTAGGCTTTAAGATCTTCTCAACGTCTGCTGTGGCTGCTGGTAAGAGTATGTGCTATCACACAACTGCTGTTGGCTTGGGTATCAACTCTGATGTTCAAACTGAAGTCAACTACGTTGCTGAGAAAGTATCTCACCTTGCAACTTCTATGATGTCTATGGGTGCTGTTGTTATTGATGACAATGGTATCTATGAACTATTAGATAATAACTAGGAGGGTTAGAATATGGCTTTTGCTTCAAGTGGACTAACTCGTATTGGTGGTGATTCAAATGGTAGCTTGTGGAGATACACAACTACTGATGCAATTGCTGCTGTAAACACGGCTGGTTACTTTAACGATGCAGCTAATATGCTTGCTGTTCGTGATTTGGTTATAGTGCATGATACTAATGCACCAACAACAAATTTTGTAACAGTTTTGTCTAATACTGGTTCTGTTGTTGACGTATCTGATGGTACGGCAGTAGCAGAAACTGATGGCGACTAAGGGGTGGGGGCTTCGGCCCCCAACTTTCTATGCCTGATTTTGCAAACACAGCAATAAAAATTTGCTCTCGAGCATCAATGTTAATCGGCGGTAGTCCTATTCAATCTTTTACAGATGGAACTACAGAGTCTGATATAGCTGATGCAGTATATGAAGATATTGTTAGGGCTGCTTTAACAAGCAGTCGTTGGCGTTTTGCCACAACACAATTTCAACTCAACAGATTAGATGATGCCCCAATAGGAAGATGGGATTCTACTTATCAATTACCATCAGATTCATTAATGATTAATGCTATTACTGTTCAAGATCTTCCAATTGAATATAATATATATAAAGATAAAGTTTATAATAATGCAAACGTTACTGATGAGGTCATTGCAGATTATATTTATCGAGCCAATGAATCCAGTTGGGCGCCTTATTTTACGCTTGGTGTTCAGTTTTCAGTCGCTTCTGTGTTTGCAGTATCATTAGCAAGAGATGCTTCTTTATCTGCTGCTATGGATCAGCAAGCAAATGTTCAGTTAATAAAAGCTCGAAGGTTAGACTCTCAAGCTCAAACAACTAAGAAACTTAATACAAAAAGGTTTGTTACTGAAAGGCTTAGCTAGTGCAAAAAATTCGCGTTCCACAAAACAGTTTTCAGTTTGGTGAGGTTAGCGATTCTCTAATTATGAGAACTGATACAGCCATCTATACAAGCTCAGCACAAAAAGTTCAGAACATGATTGTTACTGCCGAAGGTAGTGCAAAGAAACGTCAAGGCACATATCGTCATTATGATTATGGTATTGATTACAATTCATCATCTTCTTACAAATATCAGTCTCGTTTGTTTCCATTTGTTTTTGATAACAATGAGCAATATATTATTTCTATTGAGCATCAAAAAGTAAGGTGCTTTAGAGTTGTTGATGAAGATACAGTAACATTAGTTGCAACATTAACTGCTGATTCTAGTGGCGCGACTCTTCCATTTAATAGAATTTATTTAAATCAATATACTACTGCACAAATGGGTGATGTAATGTTTATCTGCCATCCATTGTTTGCGCCTAGAGTATTAACAAGAACAAGTCTTACTGCATTTAATGTTAGCACTTATACATTTGATGATCGAGCAGATGGTAAAAAAACTTATCAACCATATTCTAAATTTCAGGGTGTAGGGGTTACTTTAAACCCAAGTGCTACAACAGGAAATGGAATAACTTTAGTAACAAGCTCCGCTTACTTTGATACAACAGGTTTACATGATGGTGTTATTATAAGATATGGTGGCAATGAAATACAAATAACAAGTGTTCAGTCCACAACTTCAGCAACTGGTAATATACTTGATCTTTTAAGCACATCTTTAGATATAGCCAATCCAATTAGGGCAAAAAATGGAAGCAGTGTTATTGAGATTACTCAAGTTAATCATGGTCACAATGTTGGTGATTCTATAACAATTAGTTTAGCAGATACTGTTGGTGGTATAGCTGCGGCTGCTATAAATGGAACAAGAAGTATTACATCAATAGTAGATGAAAATACATACACTGTTGAAGCATCGAGTGGCGGCTCAGCGGCTGCTGCAACTTCTTCAGAAGATGGTGGTGGTTCACCAACTGTTGTAAGCCATGCCCCAACAACAGATTTTGACGAACAGGCTTGGTCAGCTAAAAGAGGTTATCCAGCAGC